TCAACGCTGCATCGACTTTCTCGGCCGCCCTCTCGGGCGCTTGGTAGGCAGTCCGGTGAAGGGCTCAAACGGGTTTGCCGTTGGGAAAGCGCCGACCGCCTGATTGTCATTGGCCGGCCCCGGAAAAGGGGAGGTAGACGTCGGGCCTGGAGAATCCGGCGGCGGGTCATCGTTCAGTTCGCGCGCCAACTCCTCGGCGATGCGCACTGCACGCAGATAGGTATCGCGGGCGATCCGCGCCGCGTAGGTCGTCGGCACGAAGCTCGTGATCTTGGCCAGCACCGCCGCCAGTTCGAGACCGAACGAAGTCAGATGAATGAGGCCGATGACGAGCGAAATCGTCGTATCCGCCCGCGCCATGCGTTCCAGTGCCGTGATGTGCGCGAGCAGACCATCGTCGCTCGCGACATGGTTCGGCGCGCGCTCGACCGCTCGGCGGATGGCTGTTTCTCGGTCGCCCTTCAACGCTGCGAGGTCGTCGCGCATGGTTTTGAGCTTCGCATCCTCGGCAGCAAGCGTGGTTTCGAGCAGTTTTCTCTGCTCACTCGCGCCGGACTTCGCGTCCTTCGTCGGCGTCGCCGTGCGCGGCGCAATAGCGTCGAGCCGCGTCCGCGCGGAGGTCAGCGCGTCGGTGGCGTCCTGAAGACGGCGCTTGGCTCCGGCGGCCTGTTCGAGCGCGGCGTGGTAACGAGGGCCTTCCCCCACCTGACCGGAATTGTCCGCCATCGCCTTGATGCCGCCTGCCTCGTTGGCTGCAAAGACCTCGGCGTTGCGCAGGTCCTCTTCGGCCTTGGCCTGCCGCGCCAGCAATTGCGCCACCTCGTCCCGTGCCGTCTTGACGCGCGGATCGTTCGACAGCGGATCGAGTTCGGCGTCACGCGCCGCCTTGAGCTGGGACGCCAAGGCAGCGGCGCGGCCCTCCTGCGCGGTGAGCACTGTTTCTCTCCGCCCGAGATCTGCGTCGAAAAGCGCGGTCGCCTGCGCGATGAGCGGGGCGTTCGCGCGGCGATAGTTCTCCTGCAACTGGGCCTCGATGTCTTTGTTGAACCCGAGGATGCCGAGGAAGATCGCGGAAATGAGGGCGAAGCCGATAGCGAGCAGGATGCGGACCGACAGGAAGACGCCCGCCTTGATGCGTGCACCCGTGCCTCCGGAAATATCGATGCCCGCCCGTTTAAGTTCGGCGATGCCACTCAGATGCCAGCCGGAGCGCATCACCATGTAGGAGTCGAGCAGCAGGATGAAGGTGGCGATGAACGCCGCGCCGACGACAAGCTCAGACCGGAACTGATCGGGGGCAGCGAACAGCCTGTGTGCGGTGATCGAGAGCAGTGCTGTCTGGTAGGCCCACACGAAAAGCTGAATCTCGGCGACCGCGCGAGCGTTGTCCCAGTCGGGACGCGGACAGCGGCGCAGTGTTTCAAGGTCAACGGCGGCGACCTTGAACAGAAACCTCGTCATGAAGCTGACCGGTTCATTCAAGAAGGGCTCGCGCAGAGGCATGTTCATGTCCGCTCTCCCCTGTCTCGCGGATCATTCCGCGCGGCACGATGAAAGCACCTGGGGCATAAGCCCCAGGCGCAGGAGATCATTCGGAGAGGCGAGCGGCGCCCGTCTGTCCGTGGGTTCGTCGGGTTGAGGTGGGGGCTTGGAGGTGTCGGGGCGTCCCGACGTGTCATTCATGCGCTGAGATGGACCGGCGGGATTTGCGCAGCTTCAGTTGGGAAGATGCTCTTGCCCGTGAAGGCTGCCTTCGGAGCTGAGGTCAAGCAGATGAATGCGCCCGGTACGGAGATCGCGGACCGCGATCTGGATCGGCGCGTCGTGCGTCGAGGAGAAGAATTCCGCAATCTCGTAGTGAGAGAGAGCGCCATGGCCAATCTGCGCTATGGCGGCGGCGATGCGGTTGTTGTGGGTGAGGTGGGGGAGCAGCAACGTCATGGCTTCCTCCGTCACGGCGCGGGATGCACCTGATGAGGATTTACCATTCGGCGTGAATATTATCAAGTCCACCGGTGGACAAAATAATGCCAAATGGCCATTCGGCTACGGGGGCGCGCGCCGACCTTGCAGTTTGCGGCGGTAGCGGGATTTCTTTTCCCGCTCAATTTGTTTTCGGCGTTCAGCCTCTGCGTCGGTCAGCTCAGCAACCCGCTTTGCACTCGTTGGTCTGGGCTTATTGGCTGGAAGTTTGTGGAGATGGACAATTAGTTCGGTAATTTTGTTTTCTGGCTTTCTGCCAATCTCAGCCGAATAGGCGGCAGAAAGATTTTTTTGTGCGGCGGTAATGTGGACGAGTGCGAGGCCGCGCCCCAACCATTTCCCGAAAACTGTTCTTATGTGCTGCGATGGGGCGATGCCACTGCGGCTGACCCACGGATGCGCTCTCGCATGGGCGTAGAACTCCGCAAGCTCAGCCTCACTGAGCTGGGGAAGCGGAGTCGCGATGTTCGCACTAGCACCGGCATCGGCTGAGCTTTCTTGCCCACGCTGCGCCATCCGCGCCACGAGGGCGCGTTGTTCAGGGGATGCGCGTTGAAGCAAGTGAGCAGCCGCCTCCTCGAAACCCATCTCATTCACAATATCGAAAAAGGTCCGCTCAGCTTCCGCGCCCAATATGGGGTCGATTGACATTTCATCTCGAGTATAAGCGATGACATAGGAAAAATACAAATCTGTAGAATTATTTTCGACCCATTTTTCCGATAGAACAATATAGTGATCTGTGGAATTTATAGTTAAATCATGGTCGTCGTGTTCTTTTTTAATAATTATCGGCGAGAAATTTATCTCTCGGCATTTGTCATATTCATTGCGAAATTGAACAAAGAGAAACCGGTTGACCAGTTTTCGACCTTCCGCAGACAGGTTAATTCTGTCCGCGCGAAACGTGGCGTTTCGTTTGGCGATAATCTCGCGCTGATATCGCCCAATCTCCGCTGCCAGTATTTGAACATCTGCCTCGGGCAGAACTGAAATGCCCGCCTCCGGCGTCTTGATCGACGGAACGTCGCTAAAGCTGAAGAAGGGAACCAAAACGTCCGCTCGGTGCCCTGTCGTGACGTCGAGAGCTTTGAGCGTTCCCTTCATCGTCGGTAGGGGAGCAGTTCGGCTATCGGTCACAATCGCAGTATGAAATACAACCGGTGGCATTCCTGCCATCAGAAGCGGGTGTCCGCCCGCGAACGAGGACGCAAAATCCTCTGGACAAGTCGGGTTTGTGGGCTTGCTGGGGACATGCTCATCGACACTATCCCACTGGATATTCCAATACCTGCCCATGATGAGCCACCCCCCTATTGGAGGTGGAGGAACGACCATGGTGTAAGACCAAACAAAGACTTCATGCCCAAGATAATCGACGATGAATCTCAGGCGCCCACAAACGCCGAAAGCGCACCCCATCGGAATCTTGGAAACATACTGCCACAAAGCCTCAAACGCCTCGGCGCCGCCGACGTTCGTGCTGAGCGCGCGTTCGTATTGTTCAACCTTTTCGTTAAGGGCGGGGAGAAAGTCTACATCAACTAACTGCACGGCAGCATCCGCATCTGTCAGAGAAATGTTACCTTGGAGGCATACCGAGGTTGCCTATCAATGGCGAGCGTTCGCGCCTTGGCAAGATGTCTATGCCAAAATGTACGAAGAGGCGCGCCCGTTGAATGCCTTGGTCCGAGAAATACGGCCACAACATAGATCTAGGCGTGCAGAGGAGTGGGAATGGCTCGAGAAATCATAGGCATCATGGGCCCCGGCGAACGCGCGACGGCACGAGATATCGACAATGCCCAAGAAGTTGGCTCCTTGGCCGCGCGTGCTGGCTTCCTCGTTATGACCGGCGGGCGGCCCATCGGTGTCATGGAAGCCGCGTTGCGCGGTGCCAAGGAAGCAGGCGGCCAGACGCTTGCCATCCTGCCGTCTCGCTCAAAGGCGGATGCGAGTTCGTTTGCGGACATCGTCATCGTGTCGGGCCTCAACAGCGCGCGCAATTACGTGAACATTCTGACAGCCGATGTCGTGGTGGCGTGCGGCGTCGAAGCGGGGACGCTCTCGGAGATCGCGCTCGCGCTCAAGGAGCAGAAGCCGGTCATTCTCCTCACGGAGAACGACAAGGCACGCCCGTTCTTGCAGGAGCTTGGAGGCGGGCTGTTACATCTTGCCGAAACACCCACGGATGCAATGGCACTCATCAATTCGCTCTTGCCCGGCTCTCCTGTCCGGTAATCCAGCGCATGAGGACGGAGCGTCGTGCGCACAGCGTCGCGCCGAGGCGGAACACCGGCAAATGCGAGGTCTCGGCGAGGTAGTAGATTTTGCGGCGGCTGCCGCGCTCGCCGAAAATGAAAGCCGCAATCTCGTCCGCGCCTCGCAACAGGTCGTCGCCGAGTGCAGGTGCGTCGAGGATTGGTCCCGTGGTCTGGTCCATGAATGTCTCCCAAGCTGCTGATGTTGGCCCGGCGCGGTAGCGCGTGGGCGTTCCCCGGCGGCGCAGATGGGAGTGCTTGCCTTGAACCCGGCTTGAGGCTGGCCCCGTGGGGCTCCGCTCAATCAATGAGTGGCGTTGCAATCCATAGTGCAATTTCCTTTCGGACGAGCCGAGAGAATGTTCCTATTTTGTTCTAAATTGACCCCAAAGTCAATCGCGGAGACGGCGAGTCCCGGCCGTTCCCAATGATTACAACGCTTTGGATTGCTTGAAGTTATCGTTGGCGTGGCAGGCTTCCTGCGCTTCGATCCATTTGAGAAGGATCGACCGGCGGGCACAGATCATCGAGCCGAGCTTGAAGTGCGGCAACCGCGACGTGGCGACCAGATGATAGACCTTGCGGCGAGCGTCGCCTGCGCCGAACAGGAAGAGCGCGATCTCGTCCGCGCCCCGCAGCAGATCCTGAGAGAAGTCGGCATCGTCGTTGGTCATCTTGGGTGCTCCCGCTTCGGCTGGCGATCCAATGGTGGCCGATGGAAACAGCGTTTACAGAAATTAGCGCAGGTTCGCCCCGCAGTCCAAACGGAACGGATGGGAATGTTTGGGAATAGATCGGTCACCGCTGTTCCCGTCGTTGTCCTTTGTCGTAAAGAGGTGTGTTGAGGCAATGTCCGGGAGCCGAGGTTCATTCCCAAGCATTCCAAGAGCAAGAAGCGCTCGCCTGAGGTCTAATGGTGCTGAAAGGAAGCATCATGACCTCGCGCCGTCTTTCCCGGACAAGCTCACGCCGCCGCGATAATTTCGCGGAAGACGGTCGTGCGTCCGCGCGCGAGGCGGTGGCGGACGCCGAGGCACAGGACAACGTCGATCCCATCGAAGGTGCGGTTGCCCTCTGGCAGCAGCACAGCCCGCGCAACCTCACCCGCGAGGACGGGCGCGAGATCATCGAAAACATGACGGGTTTCTTTCGTCTCTTGCAGGAATGGGACCGGGCCGACCGCGCCCGCACGGGCCGAACGGCCCCTCATCCGTAACCGATTTTCATTGCGCCCTGACTCATGGTTCGGCAAAATAATCGAAACTATCCGAACCTCAGGCGCGCCGGAGGATCATGAAGAAATCACGTCCGAAAATTGAAATGGAGGCGAACGGCTTTCGCAAAGCCGTCGCCTATGCGCGCGTCTCTTCGAAAGAGCAGGAGAAAGAAGGCTTCTCCATCCCCGCGCAGCAGAAGTTGTTGAGCGGCTACGCTCAGGCCAATCGCTTCACCATCGCCAAGGAATACATCGACGTTGAAACCGCCAAGCAGACCGGACGCACCAATTTCGAGGAGATGGTGCGCTATCTGCGGAAGCATGACGACATCCGCGTCGTGTTGGTCGAAAAGACCGACCGCCTGTACCGCAACCTCAAGGACTGGGTGACGGTCGACGAACTCGACATCGAAATCCATATGATCAAGGAAGGCGTCATCCTTTCACGCGACTCCAAATCCTCCGAGAAGTTCGTTCACGGCATCAAGGTTCTGATGGCGAAGAATTACATCGACAACCTGTCGGAGGAGGCGCGCAAGGGACAGCAGGAAAAGGCCGAGCAGGGCATTTGGCCGTCGAAAGCGCCGCTCGGTTACAAGAACGTGGTCGGCATCGACGGCAAGAAGATCATCATCCCCGATCCCGCCTATGCGCCGCTCATCGTCCAGCTGTTTGAATGGTATGCGCCGGGCATTCTGTCGCTGAAGGAAGTCTCGGAGAAGGCGCGTGCAGCGGGCATGGTGAACCGCCGCACCGGCGCGCCCATGCCGGTCAGCAACATCCATGTGCTTTTACGCAACCGCCTCTTCACGGGCGATTTTGATTGGAACGGGCGGCGCTACAAGGGCAAGCATCAGCCCTTGGTGACGCGCGAGCTGTGGCAGCGCGTGCAGGACATCCTAGACAGCCGTAACGCCCGCAAGATCCGCAAGGCGAAAAATCGCTTCGCCTTCTCCGGCCTTATGACCTGCGGCCATTGCGGCTGCGCCATGACCGCCGACATCAAGAAGGGCCACTACATCTACTACCACTGCACCGGCTTCAAGGGGAAATGCGACGAACCCTATGTGCGCGAGGAGGCGGTGGCGGAGAAGTTCGCGGACATCCTCGAGCAGCTGACGTTCGGGGAAGAAACCCTCGCCTGGGTCACGGGGGCCCTGCGGCAGAGCCACGCCGACGAACGCGCCGAGCATGAGACCGCCATCGCGCGGCTGCGCGCCGAACATGATCGCCTTCAGAACCGCCTGCACGCCATGTACGTCGACAAGCTCGACGGACGCATCACGAATTCCTTCTACGTTCAGATGTCCGAGCAGTGGCAGGTCGAGCAGGACGCCCTCACGCAGGAAATCGCGCGACATCAGGCGGCGGACCGCTCCTATCTCGACGAAGGTGCTCGACTCATCGAGGTAGCGCAGGGCGCGAAGCGCCTCTTCCTCAAACAGAAGCCCGAGGCCCAGAGAAAGCTTCTGGATTTCGTACTTTCGAACTCGACGTGGAAAGACGGCGCGCTCACGCCCGTCTTTCGACAGCCGTTTGATCTAATTGCGGAAACCGCTATGGCAGCCCGCAAGAATGTGAGGGAAAAAGCCGCGTCCGCAGACGGGCATCCAAGTTGGCTGGGGGACCTGGATTCGAACCAAGATTGACGGAGTCAGAGGCCCCGACTTCGATTTGATTTGAATGGCGCTTTTCTCCCGAATACGGGAGATTGAGGTCTTGTTCTTTCAATGGGTTACGGGCGAAATACCGACCGCCTCGGGCGATATCCCGTGGCATGATCTCGCTCGCTTGACGAGCGGACGGCTCGGTCGCCACGACGTCGCGTGTCCGCTCTGCGGCCCCTCGCGCAAGGCGAAGCTCAACCAGCATCGGAAGGTGCTGCGCATCTGGATCAAGGAACCCGGCTTCGCGAGTTACACGTGCTCGCGCTGCGGTGCCTCCGGGTGGGCGAAAGACGCCGACGCCCGGCGGATCGATCCGGCCCAATTCGATCGCCTTCGCCGGGAGGCAGACGCGGTCGACGGCGCCGAGCGCGCGAAGCGTCACCACCTCGCCCTCTACCTGTGGAAGCGCGCCCGGCCGATCGCCGGCACGATCGCCGAGACGTACCTTCGTGGTCGCGGCATCGGTTGCGACCTCCCGGCGACGCTTCGCTTCCTCCCCTCCGGTCGTCCCGATCGTCATCCGGCGATGATCGCCGCTTTCGGCCTCGCCGACGAGCCGGCGCCCGGCCTCCTCTCGATCCGCGACGAAGCGGTGACCGGCGTGCATCTGACCCTCTTGCGCCCAGATGGCTCCGGCAAGGCCGACGTCGATCCGAACAAGCTGATGATCGGCCGTTCGCTCGGCTCGCCGATCGTCGTCGCCCCGCCGAACGACCTCCTCGCCCTCGCCTTGGTGGAAGGGATTGAGGACGCCCTCAGCCTGCATCAGGCGACCGGCGTCGGCGCATGGGCGGCCGGCGCCGCCGGTCGCTTCCCCGCGCTCGCCGAGGCAGTGCCCGCCATCCTCGACCTCGTCCACGTCGGCGCGGACCCCGACCCGGCCGGCGAAGCCGGTGCTCGCGACGCGCTCGCCGCCCTCCGTGTTCGCCACATCGCCGCCCGACGCCTGATCCCCGGAGGTGCCCGCCCGTGACCGACTTCAACGACATCACTCGCGCTTCGGGACCGGAGGGCACGCGCCGCGCCTTCGACACGGCTGCGACCACCCCGAAGGGCCGGCGGCCCGGTCCGCGCCTGACGACCGTTTCGGCTGCAGATCTCGATCGGATCGACTTTCCAGAGGTCGCCTACGTCGTCCCCGGCTACGTCTCCGAGGGACTGACGATCCTCGCCGGCAAGCCCAAGGGCGGCAAGTCGTGGCTCTGCCTCGACTTGGCGGTCGCCGTCGCCTGCGGCGGCTACGCGCTCGGCTCGGTGAAGGTCGAGGAAGGCGACGCGCTCTATCTGGCGCTCGAAGACAACCGCCGCCGCCTACAACGGCGGCTTCGCCAGTTGCTCGGAGATCGTCCGAAGCCGGCCCGACTGGCGCTCGCGACCGAATGCCCGGTGCTCGACAAGGGCGGGCTCCAGGCGATCGAGGGATGGTGCCAGGACGTGCCGAACCCGCGTCTGATCGTCGTCGACGTCTTCGCCAAGGTGCGCTCGGAACGGCGCAAGGACGAAGGCCTCTACGATGCCGACTACAAGGCGCTCGCCCCGTTGAAGGATCTCGCCGACAGGCTCGGACTGGCGATCGTCGTCGTCCACCACACCTCGAAGCGCGGCGACGCGGCGGATCCCTTCGACACGATCTCCGGCACCACCGGCATGACCGGCGCGGCCGACACCGTCGTCATCCTCGCCTCGTCGCCCGAGGGACCGAAGCTCTATGGCCGAGGGCGCGACGTCGAGGAGTTCGAGAAGGCCCTTCGCTTCGATCGTACGGCCGGTCAATGGCTGGTGCTCGGCGATGCCGGCGAGGTGTCGCAGTCCGACGAGCGCAAGGCGGTGCTCGATCTTCTCGACAAGGCGAAAGAGCCGATGACGCCCCGCGACATCGCCCAGGCACTCGGCAAGAAGGACGGCGCCATCAAGGTGATGCTCGGCCGGCTGGTGACGAGCGGCGAAGTCGTGAAGGAGAGCCGAGGGCGCTATCGCCACCGGAACCGATGGGAACAGGCCGACCCGCCCGAACGAGGCGGATCATGAAACCCCTGTTACCTCGGTTACCTAGTTACTTTGAGGATGCCGCCATGCCCCGAACCGATCGGACGAGAGAGGACGAAAGTCACAAGGTAACCATAGTAACAGGGGGTCTTCGTGTAAGGAGGATCGAGGAGATCGCCGAACGAGTTCGGCGGCTCGTCCCGTCGCATCGTGACCCCGAACGGTTCCACGTCGAGAAGTCCGAGATTGAACACGACCTCCGCCGGCTGGCACGGGAGGCGCGGTGATGGCAGGGCTGCGCGTTCGGGTCCTTCCCCCGGTCCTCGGCACGGGTAATTCAGACCCCGGCACCGAGGCAGCTTTAGGCATTTTCATGTCTAAACTCTTGGCGAGAAAGGGCTAAAGCCATGCAGGAAGTGCAAGGCTCGTTGGCCGTTTTTCCCGTCGGGAAGGCGCCGCCGACACTGTCGAAGAAGGCTTTCGGCGAGGCGATCGGCGTTTCGCCCGGGCGTGTCACGCAGATGATCGCGATGGGGCTTCCTGTCGAGCCGAACGGTCGCATCGATCTCGGCAGAGGCCGCCTGTGGGTCGCCGACAACATCGATCCCAACCGCCGCCGCGCCACGGTCGACGGCTCGCCGCTCGGCTTCGCCTCGTCGAAGGCGGAACGCGAGGCGGCCGACGCCAAGACGGCGCGTCTGAAAGCCGAAAAGCTCGAAGGCAACCTCCTCGATCGAACCGCCGCCCTGATGGCGATCGAGACCCGCGCCCGCGCCGAGCGCGACGCCTGGATCTCCTGGGTGAACCGCGTGGCGCCGGAGGTCGCGACCGCCACGAACGCCGATCTCGGGGCCGTCGTCGCCCTCCTCGACCGCCTCGTCCGAGACCAGCTCGCCACCCTCGCCGAGATGACCATCGAAGGCCTCGTCCCATGAACGATCTCGCCAGCGAAACCCGCCTTCTCGTCGAAGCCGCATGGCGCCGAGGCCTCGCCCCGGAACCGCAGATGACGGTGTCCGAGTGGGCCGACCGCTTCCGCGTCCTGCCGCCCGAGAGCGCCGAGCCCGGCCCGTGGCGCACCTCGCGTCTGCCCTACCTGCGGGAGATCCAGGATTGCCTGTCGATCGCCTCGCCGATCGAGCGCGTGGTGCTGATGAAGGGCGCGCAGACCGGCGGCACCGAGGCCGGCCTGAATGCCGTCGGCTATTGGATGCACGCGGCCCCCGGCTCGATCATGGTGGTGTGGCCGTCGCTCGGGCTGGTGCGCCGCAACTCCCGCACCCGCATCGATCCCTTGATCGCCCTCACGCCCGCCCTTCGGGCCAAGGTCGCGCCGCGCCGCTCGCGCGACAGCGACAACACCATCGACACCAAGCTCTTCGCCGGTGGACAGCTCCTCATGGTTGGCGCCAACGCCGCTGCCGACCTGCGCTCGACCGCCGTGCGCTATCTCGTCCTCGACGAGGTCGACGCCTTCCCGGCCGACGTCGAGGACGAAGGCGACCCCATCGCCCTCGCCATTCAGCGCACCGTCTCCTATCGCGGCCGGCGCAAGATCATGCTCATCTCGACGCCGACGATCGCCGGTGTCTCGCGCATCGAAAAGGCCTATGCCGAGACCGACCAGCGCAAGTTCTTCGTGCCGTGCCCACACTGCGGCGCGCACCAGGTCATGACCTGGTCGAACATCCGGTGGCCGGAGGGCGAGCCGAGGAAGGCGACCTATGCCTGCGAGTTCTGCGGCGTGCTGATCGACGAGCGCGAAAAGCCGGCGATGCTGGCGGCGGGCGAGTGGCGGCCGACGGCGGAAGGCGACGGTCGATCGGCCGGCTTCCATCTGCCCTCGCTCCTCTCGAATTTCGAGCCCTGGGGCGAGATCGCGAGCGACTTCCTCGCCGCCAAGTCCGACCCGACGCGGCTCAAGTCCTGGGTGAACCTGAAGCTCGGCGAGGCCTTCGAGGATCGCGACACCGCGCCGCTCGCCGCCGATCTCCTCGCCGCCCGGTCGGAACCCTTCGGCGACGAGCTGCCGGAGGGCGTCGCGGTGATCACCGCCGGCGTCGACACGCAGGACGACCGCCTCGAGGTCGAGTTCCTCGGCTGGGGGCGCGGCGAGGAATCGTGGTCGCTCGACTATCGGATCATCCACGGCGACACGACCAAGCCCGAGCCGTGGGAGGCGCTGGACAAGCTCCTCCTGCGCCGTTGGCGTCATCCGAAGGCGGTGCCCGATCTCCACGTCGCCGCGACGGCGATCGATTCGGGCGGCCACCGCACGGGACAGGTGGTCGCCTTCTCAGGGAACAGACTCAACCGGCGGGTATGGGCAATCAAGGGGCGCGGCGGATCCGGTGTCTCGCCGTGGCCGCGCCGGCCGCCGAAGCCCAAGCGCCAAGGGCTGGCGCCGATCCACATCGTCGGTGTCGACGGCATCAAGTCGACGCTGATGGCGCGGTTGCGGATGGAAGCGGCCGACGGCCCAGGCGTGGCGCATTTCCCCGAGGGGCGCGATCACGATTGGTTCGCAGGGCTCCTCGCCGAGCGGGCGATCCGCAAGTGGCGGGCCGGCGTCGCCCGCATCGAATGGGTGCCGGACCCCGGCGTCCGCAACGAACCGCTCGATTGCCGTGTCTATGCCACCGCCGCGCTCGCCGGGCTGACGTCGGCGGGCTTCAATCTCGCCGAAGCCGCACGGTCGGTCATCGAGGCACCGGAGAGAACAGTCGGCGCGCCGCCCGAGCTGGTCAAGCCGGCGGCCGCGAAGATCCGGTCGAAGTGGCTGGGTCGATAGCCACATCGACGGCGTCGTGACGCTGGCGATGGCGCTCGCCACCGCCGCCAAGCACGGCGGCGAGGAGGCGTTGGAGCCTATAGCGATAGTGATGTGATCGGACAATTGAGCATCAACTGAATTTCGTATTACTTATATTTCGAATTTTCTCAACTTGTCTTTCTTCTATTTTTTTGAGCTTTTGAATGTAATTCAGGCATTTTGTTTCCAGTCCGTGCCTGAGACTAGCCAATTCACCTATTTCAAATTCTTTACTTAGGCCAGAAAATATATTAATCTCATTCTCGATGTATCCGATCTTTTGGTGTATAAATTCACTTAACGATCTCTGTGCATCCAATATGCTATCATCTGTAATGTCCAATTCTGAAATACGCGTTTCATTTCCAAGTTTATACAATAATTTATTTGATTGATTCAATTTGGCATAGAAGTGCTTGCCATCTATTGATATCTCTACTTCTTTCTCTATGGCCTCTTGGAAAGAGTTGTACAAATTTTCAACTATCATCATTCGCTTCTGTACTTCTTGAAGAGAAATTATCAATTCGGATTTCATATTTTTAATTTCGTCATTTCTTTTGAAAATTACCGTAAAATACAGCGCAGCTAGTGGTATCAGCATTGTACCAATAGATTGCATCCAGTTTCTTGTGCACACGCCAGCACTCTCTTTGTTGCCTCCAATATTAATGCAAAATCCATCATAAAATGTTGGAATATATAATATTCCAATCAGAGTCATAAATGAAATTACCAAGATCCAAGAACCGTCTGAATTTCTATTCATGCGCCTTTTTCCTTAGTCGGACTCCTGCACCTTCTCCGTTCTCCTCGACGAAGACCACGCCGGCATTTTCAAGCGCCGCACGTATTGCGTCAACAGTGCGCGGCTTCAACTCTTCGCCCGCTTCGAGTTTGGAAATCGTCGTCGGCGACACCTTCGCCAACGCGGCGAGTTCGCGAACCCCCAACTCAAGCGCGGCGCGCGCCATACGACATTGTGCGGCGTTCAAAGTGTAACCTCGTTACAAAAATGACTTGACGTGACACGTAACGACGTGCCATTTCTGGTATGAAGTCACACTTTACCACAGGAGCCGCGCCATGAACAGCATGGTCCGCGAACGGGAAAGCCATGTCTCGCGCCTCTTCATCGAGGTGACGCCCGGCATTCGCCGGGCGCTCGAACACCTCGCCGCCGCCTCGATCGCCCTCCTCGACGAGATCGACGCTCCCGCCGAAGACCTCGAGGATCCCGACGACGAGCACCCCGACGAGGACGGCGACGACGCCGCCGACGATTGACACGGCGCCCCTTCGACAACCTCGCCGCCCCTTCCCCTCAGACACCCGTGAGGACCCCATGACCGCCCGAGCCACCTCCGAAGCCCCGTCCGCCCGCAAGACCGCCTCCGAGCGGGTCGTCAAAGCCTGTCACCAGACGATCGACCCGACCCCGTCGCGGCTCGACGACGAACTCTTCTACATCGTCGCCGACATGGCGCTTCTCGCCAGAGCCATCCAGGCGATGGCGGAAAGCCCCGTCGTCATCGGCGCCCGCGACGGCGTCCTCCTCGAAGGCTTCGAGAAGCGGCAGGTCTCGGACGTCCTCCGGCTGGCGATGTGGATCGACGACGTCGCGCAGCAGGCGCTGGCGGATCTGGAGGGGCGCGCACCCGACCCGAAGGAGGCCGCATAGGTTGGGCATACAGAGACCGTTGACATATCGTCATCGCCAATCTAACCATAGCAATGACACAACGTCATAGGTACTCAGATGCAGACCACGACCCTCGCCAACATCTGCCTGCGCGCCGGCCTCACCAAGGCCCGCGTCGCCCGTTGGATCTCAGACGGCAACTTCGAGATGATCGGCACCCCGGAAAGCGGTAAGGCCCGCGCGTGGGGACTCGAGGACATCATGCGCCTGCTGGCGATGGGCCGGCTCGTCGACGCCGGCTGTCCGGTCGAAGTCGGCCGCGCGATCAAGGGGATCTTACTCCACGAGCATGAACCCACTTATCTCGTCGTGATCGCGACCCCCTCCATCCTCGGCGCCGAACTCCTCGGCAGTGGCATTCGGTACGACGCCAGTTGGAAGACCGGCACGGAAGTCCTCGAGATCCTGTCGTCGAAATGCGGCTACCGCGCTCTGTTCATCGTCGACCTCGACGACGTCGAGCGCCAAGCGCTTCGAATCCTGGACCGCCCGACCCACGCGGACGACGAGGAGGCCTGACCCCATGTTCGCCGCGCTCGCCCGCTTCCTGCGCCGCCAAGCCCCGCCGTCCGCCACCCGTTCGCTCGACGCGGCGGGTGGCGGTCGCCGTTGGGCGGATGCGCGCACGGTCACGTCGTCCGGCGCCGTCCATGCCTCGGCGGCGACGGTGGCGGCGCGCGCGGCGCATTTCGCCCTCAACGACCCGCGCGGCGCCCGCATCGTCGAGATGCTCACCGCCAACATCGTCGGAACCGGCATCAAGCCGCGTTCGCTGCATCCGTCCGAGGCCGTTCGCGCCCGGCTCCATCGCGGCTGGATCGCCTGGACCGACCGAGCCGACGCCGAGGGCCGAGGTGACGCCTATCTGTTGCAGGCGCTGGCGGCGCGCGATCTCGTCACCTTCGGCGAGGCCCTGTTCCTCTTGGGCGCCGACGCCTCGGGAGCGCCGACCCTGCGCCGTCTCCATCCCGAGCAACTCGACCGCTCGGTCACCCGCCGCCTCGACGGTGGCGGCGCGATCGTCCAGGGCGTCGAGTTCGATGCCTCCGGCCGGATCGTCGCCCATCATGTTCGCCCGGTCATGCCGGGCGATCCGCTCGCCGGTCTCGCGCTCGCGCCCATGCGCGTGCCGGCGAGCGACGTTGTCCACCTCTTCCGCCCGTTGATGCCCGGACAGGTGCGCGGCCTCTCGTGGTTCGCGCCGGTTCTGCTCTCGGCGAAGGAACTCGACGCCCTCCTCGACGCGATGCTCGTCCGTGCAAAGGTCGCCGCGATGCACGTCGGCGTCATCACCGCCCCCGACGGCGCCGTCTCTTACAACGGAACGCAAGACGGTGACGCTCTCGACGTCACCCTCGAGCCCGGCGCGATGCCGGTTCTGCCGCCCGGCCGCGCGGTCGAGTTCATGGACATTCCCGACCAGGGTGGCGCCTCGGCGCTGTTGGTCGAGACCCTGCGGGCGATCGCCATCGGAACCGGCGTCACCTACGAACAGCTCTCGGGCGACTATTCGAAGGTGAACTATTCGTCCGAACGGTCCGCCAAGCTCGAATTCCGCCGCTTCATCGAAGGCATCCAACACCATCTGATGGTCTTCGGCTTCTGCCGTCCGACGTGGGATCGCTTCATCCGTTGGCAGGTGCTGACCGGCGCCGTGCCGGCCGCCGCCTATCTCGCCGACGCGAGCGCCTTCGGCGCCAAGTGGCTGCCGCCGGCGTGGCCCTGGGTCGATCCCCTGAACGACACCGCCGCCGCCGAGACCGCCCTTCGTAATCGACTGCGGTCGCGCTCCGAGATCATCGCCGAGCGCGGTTACGACGCCGAGGACGTCGACGCCGAGATCGCCGCCGACCGGGCTCGTCTCGCCGGCCTCGGGATTCCCGACGCCGCCGACCAGGGAGCCGCCGCATGACCGCGCTCTTCCGCGCCCCCTTCACCCCGGCGACGATCGACGAGGCGAACCGCACCGTCGAACTGATCGCCTCGACCGGTGCCGGCGTTGTCCGCGCCGATTTCGAAGGCCCGTTCATCGAACGCCTCGACGTCTCGCCGGCCGCCGTCGATCTCTCCCGCCTCGACGGTATGCCGCTGCTCGACAGTCATCGTCAGAGCGACCTCGGCGCCGTCCTCGGCGTGGTGCGCGGCGCCCGCTTCGAGAGCGGCAATCTCGTCGTCAAGGTCCAGTTCTCCGCTCGCGCCGAAGCCGTCTGGCAAGACGTCGCGGCCGGCATCCTCCGCAACGTCTCGATCGGCTACGGCCCCCTCAAATGGAATGAAGGCACGGACGCGAAGGGCGCTCGCGTTCGCACCATCACCCGTTGGGAGCTTCAAGAGGTTTCCCTCGTCCCCGTCGGTGCCGACCCGGCGGCGAAAGTGAGGTCCAACATGCCCGACGTCACCACCACGGCGGACGCGCCCCCGCCCGTGACCACCACCACCCCGGCGCCCGAGACCCGGGCCGCAGTCAACGGCGAGATCCGCGCCCTCGCCACCACCTTCGATCTCGGCTCCGATTGGGCGAACGGCCTGATCGATCGCGGCGCCACCGAGGGCGAGGCCCGCGCGGCAGCGCTCGAGACGATGCGGACGCGTCAGGCGAACCGACCGGCGATCACTGCGCGCACCATGACGATCGGCGTGCACGACGACCCGACGCAGTTTCGTCGGCTCGCCGGTGAAGCGGTCTACGCGACCCGCGCCAATCCGCGTCACCAGCTCTCCGACGCCGCCCGCGCCTATGCCGGTCTCACCACCCTCGACCTCGCCCGCGAGGCCCTGCGGATGGCTGGTGACGCGACGACCGGACTGTCGCCGGCCGACACGATCACCCGTGCGTTGCACACCACGAGCGACTTCCCCGCGATCTTCGCGGACACCGCGAACCGCACGCTGCGGGACGCCTATGGCGCGGCGCCGAACGTCTTGAAGCGTCTCGCCCGTCAGTCCACGGCGAAGGACTTCCGCGCCAAGACCAAAATCCAGGCCGCCGACCTCGCCAAGCTCGAGAAGGTCAACGAGGCGGGCGAGTACAAGTACTCCTCCTTCATCGAGGGCAAGGAGAGCTACAAGATCGGCACCTATGGAACGATCGTCGCCCTCTCCCGGCAGATGCTGGTGAACGACGACATCGGGGCCTTCGCGGACCTCGCCGGCAAGCTCGGCACCGCCTCGGCGGAATTCGAGGCACAATTCCTCGTCGATCTCCTGACCTCCAATGCCGGCGCCGGTCCGACCATGGACGACGGACACCCCGTCTTCCACGCCACCCACGGCAACCTCGGCGCCGCCGCCGCGCTCTCTTCGACCGCTCTTTCGAGCGCCCGGCTCGCCATGCGGCGCCAGACGGGCATCAACGGCCGGCCGATCTCGGTCGCGCCGAAGTTCCTGCTCGTGCCGCCCGAGTTGGAGACCGAAGCCGAGACCATCCTCGCCGCCATCCAACCGACCAAGACGGCCGACGTGAACCCCTTCGGCGGAAAGCTCGAGTTGCTGGTCGAGGCCCGTCTCGTCGACGCGAACCGCTGGTACGTCACGGCCGACCCGGCGACGATCGAAGGCCTCGAATACAGCTATCTGCAGGGCTCGGAAGGTCCGCAGACCGAGAGCCGCGCCGGCTTCGAGGTCGACGGCGTCGAGGTCAAGGTGCGCCTCGATTACGGCGCCACGTTCCTCGACGGCCGTGGTTGGCACATGAACGAGGGCGAATGATCCATGCCGACGCTCGCCGAGTTGCAAACCCGTCTGGACAACCTCCGCGCCGCGCGCGCGGAGGGAGTTCGCCGCATCGAGTATGCCGACCGCCGCCTCGAGTTCCGCTCGGATGCCGAGATGGCGACCGCGATCGCCGACCTCGAGCGCCAGATATTCAATCTCAGCGGCATCGCCTCGGTGCGGATGGTCCGCTTCTCCACGTCGAAAGGGGCCTGACCCATGAAGAACTTCATCCAGAACGGCGAGACCGTGACCCTGACGGCACCGGCCGCCGTCGCCTCCGGCGGTGTCGTGGTGGTCGATTCGATCGTCGGCATCGCCTCCGGCGCCGCCGCGCTCGGAGAGGACGTCGAGTGCGTGCTCGAAGGGGTGTTCACCCTGCCGAAGGCGGCGGGCGAGGCGATCGGCCAGGGCGCCAAGGTCTATTGGGACGGCGACGCGGTGACCGCCACCGCGACCGGCAACAGCCGCCTCGGCGCGGCGCTCGCCGCCGCCGCGACCTCGGCGACCACCATCCGCGTGCGCCTCGACGGCGCCCACGTCTGAATTCCGATGGGAGACGAGTGAGGGCGTCGCGGCCCGTCCGACAACGGAAAGTCGACCTCCCGCCCACGGCGTGAAGACGTCGGGTCAAGGTCGACGAGGTCGCAACAAGTTCAACCGAGGATGATCCAGAAATGTCGCGTGGTCCCGTTTCTTTCAGACAAGCCGACGTCGTCCGCGCCGTGAAGGGCGTGAAGGCGGCCGGCGTGTCGATCGGGCGGATCGAGATCGCCCCCGATGGGCGGATCATCGTCTGCGCCGAGGCCGCCCCCGCGCCGGAACCCGAGACAGCTTTCGACGCATGGAGGTCGAGACGCGATGCGCGTAAGGCTTAAGGGTCTCAACTCCAAGACCAAGACGCTCGCGAGCGGCAAGGTCGTCACCTACTGGTACGCCTGGAAGGGCGGTCCGAGGCTGCCCGGTACGCCGGGCTCGCCCGCGTTCATGGCCGCCTACAACGAGGCGGTGACGGCGAAGCGCCAGCCGCCGGCCGGCGTCCTTCTGTCGCTGATGGCCGGCTATCAGGAGAGCGAGGACTTCAAGAGCCTCTCGCCCCGTTCCCGTTTCGACTACGTGAAGCAGATCAAGAAGATCGAGGCCGAATTCATCGACTTTCCCCTGACGGCGTTGGCCGATCGCCGGACCCGCGGCGAATTCCTCGCGTGGCGGGACCGCCTCGCCGCCACCTCTCGCCGCCAAGCCGACTACGCCTTCTCGGTGCTCGCACGCATTCTGTCGTGGGCTCGCGATCGCGGACTGATCACGGTGAACCCCTGCGAGAAGGCCGGCCGGCTCTACCACGCCAGCCGCTCCGAGAATGTTTGGACGGATGCCGACGAGAAAGCGTTTCTCGCCACCGCTCCCGCCCATCTTCACCTGCCGATGATTCTCGCCCTGTGGACGGGTCAGCGCCAGGGAGACCTGTTGCGTCTTCCCTGGTCGGCCTACGACGGCGAGCGCATCCGCTTGAAACAGGGAAAGACCGGCGTTCGCGTCGAGATCCCGGTCGGCGCGCCCTTGAAGGCGGCGCTCGACCGCACCGAGCGCAAGAGCCCGATCATGTTGGTGAACAGCGCCGGTAAACCGTGGACATCCAACGGTTTCAGCGTTTCGTGGCGCAAGGCGGTCATCAAGGCCGGCATCGTCGGTCTCACCTTCCACGATCTTCGTGGAACGGCGGTGACGCGCCTCGCTCTCGCCGGTGCGACCGAGGCGGAAATCGCCACGCTGACCGGCCACACGCTGCGCGACGTTCGCGCGATCCTCGATTCTCACTACCTCGCGCGGGATCCCGCGCTCGGGGAATCGGCGATCCGCAAGCTCGAACGGAGAACGAAAATACCCGACTGA